CGTCTCCGCTTTCATCGCCTGCATCTCCGCTATCTCATCAGCATCATAACCCAACTTACGCCATATCATTTCCTCTGGCACACCCAACGCCGCCTCGATTTGTAGAGCCTCCCGGTATTCCTTATCGTTGCGCGTTTCGGGATCGTCCCACTCTATGCTGATCGCTTGCTCCTCGTCCATCCCGCCAGCGCCGAAGGTATTATGCAACCGCCGCGCCATATAAAAAGCATCCTCCCAGGAGTTGCCGAATCCAATCATCCGATCCTTCGCCTTGGCGACAAGCCCGCTCTCTTGCTGCTTCTGTGTTCCCTCAGCAGCTATCTGCCCGGTCACCTGGAAATACGATAACGGTGTCCGGCTGACCCGCGCTATCTCGGCCACAATCGCATCCTTGAATGCAATAAGACTGGTCAGGTCCTCTGACGGAATCTTGCCGACGGCTACACTGCCCTCCCCCGTCGGAGGACGCAGGCTATATATCCACGAACCAGGCGCTACTTTCAATTCGCTTGGATCATCGCCCAGCATATACAGCAACGGGAATCCAGTTGAATCCGCTGTCGCCATCAGGTCAATGATGGCTTTGTTAAGTGCGTTCTGTAGCGGGATGATATTTTTCAATTCGCTGATACCGTATTTGTATCCTTGCTCTTTGTTGCGAAAGTGGATCATGGGCACGCCTAGCGGTGTGCCATCAGCCGCCACCCAGGGCAGCGGCCACGGATCGCCCTCGTCCTGGTACGGCATCCAGTCGCCCTCAAACTCTTCACTGTGAGAATAGTATTTCTCGATGCGGTCCGGGTAATACAGATTCAGGCGGCGCATTTTACCCGCGCTCTCAGGGTCCTCGTCCTCTACCCGCCAGCGTTTGGAGGCGAAGGCCACGTTGCGCAGGCCCGCCTCGGCATAGTGGACTTTGATACCATAGATGCCGTCGCACGCGGGTTCTGGCGTAAACTGGGGGAGTTGCTTCTCGTTATTCCATTCCACCAGCACGTAGGTGTCGCCATCGCGCAGCACGCTAGTATGCACGACGCCTTGCGTGCCGTCCATTCTATTTTTCTGCCACCAGTCCCACATCTCTTCGTCTTGTCCTTCGACTTGGATGCCGGTCACATTCAACCGTTCAGCCAGCACGTCAACCACGATGGGACAATAGTTTGAATTGAACTCATCCCCGATTTTGACTTGCAAATATTTGCGCTGGCGTGTCGTTAATTGCGTATCATGGTCGCCGTCGTAAAATTCACGATACGCAGTATAACGCGCCTGCCGATCGCTGTCCTCTGTTGCCAGCCAATTCAAGAATGATAGCCTTACCTGGTCAGGCATAAGCGATTACCTCGGGCGGTCTGTAGCGTGGAACTCCGACGATGCCATACCACGCCAGTGCAAGCGCCATCACAGTATCATCGTGCATCCCCTCAGGTGCGCTATAGCGTAGCATCCCCGACGGCAACCGTGTCGCTTCATACGCCTGCAATTCGCCTATCAAAGTTTGATCGTTCAATATTGCAAGCTCTCGCCGCTCGAATGCCAGTGCAAGCGCATCTATCGCTTGCGCCTTACTTGCATTCGTCGTTGTAAATGGGCGTACCGGCATTCCCTCGCGCTGTAATTGCTCGACTAGCGGCTCGCCCATCGAGTTGCGTTCGACTACCATTAGAATCGGTGTGAACCGTTCATACAATGCTTTGAGCCTGCCTACCTGCGTCACATAATCTATCTGGTTGAACCGATCCATTGCTACCATTTTACGCATCGACATATCTATGACGGAGATGCACGTATAGTCATTGTGCTTGCCCCAGTCTACACCGAACACGTACTTGTGATCTTTGATTGGGGTGTCCTGTTCTCTCTCTGTTGCCGCTGCCATCACGCCACGAAATATAGAGCCCGCATCTTCTATGAATTGTGCAAGAAACTCCTGGTTGAAAATGCGCTCAGGCAGATTCTCTCTCGCCGCTTCTATTTCATCACCGGCAATGAATGGATTAGCCGACGTGGGAAATGTCCAGCTTGCCCATTCGCCACCCTCCAGCCCCCGTTGATATGCACGCCAGAACCAATTACGCCCCTTCGGCGTGCTGATGAACAATGCACCACCCTTGCGGTCTGATAGCGACGGCCGTAACGCCTCAACCCAAGCGGCTTCTTTCGTGAATGCACATTCGTCAATGATGACCAAATCAAGCCCCTCGCCTCGTAGCGATTGTGGGTCATCTGCGCTGCGCACTTGCGCCCATCCTCCCCCTGGCATTATGGCTATCCGATCCACCTTGTAAACGATGGCACCCGGCACCTGCTGGGCAAGCTGTCTGATACCACGCCAGCCGACGGCGGCCATTTTATACGATGGCGCTACCCACCAGGCCCGCTTGCCGCTAAGTGCTGTCTGAATTGCCAAGGCGCTACCAAGGCGTGTCTTACCCCAGCGACGGCCGCAAGCCAGAACTTTGAATCTGGCATCGCTGTGCGCAACCTCTCTCTGACCACCGCTATGCAGGCGTGGTAAAACTATCTCAATCATCCTCGGGCCATCTCAGAGCAATCTCACCACTATGCTCAACCTGCTGCTTAGGTGCACCAACTAGATAATCCCCCAACCACTTCCGCGCCACTTGATTCCCTCGCTTCGCCTGATCTACCGCCTTTTTAACAATGCTCTCCCAATTCGAGAACGTGCAAGCGGTCATCAGGATTTCATAATAGCGTTCCTCGCGCGCTTTCTTCGGTCGGCCTGGTCCTCCCTTGTATCCCTTGACGAACCGCCCGCGCTCATCTCTTTGCCGATCCATTTGCTCACGTTTTAAAAGGTTACGCTTCTGCCCGTATCGCTGATTGCAAAGCCGACTTGACTTCTTTCAATACCTGAATATTCGCCCGCATCTCTGCATACTCACCGCTGAGTTGCGCGAATCGCAGGCGAACATCAAGCAATTCTTTCACCACTCGCTCTAGCAGTTTCACCTTGCCATCATAGTCGAGTTGTAGCAAGTCAATATCAGTCAAATCATTCACAGTCCCCCTCCTCGGGGCAAGGCAGGCGTAACAACCCGCCTAATTCCTAAGCGTAGCCGTTATCCTTTAGAATCTGATTGATCGCTTCTTCTACTTCATCTCTGCTCAATAACGGCTTCGTGTCCTTCGAACTCCACTTTGGCCTTGCACCCAGCGTTAGGATTTGATCCGTGAGCACCCCTACGCCAGTGCGCAACCATTCGACCTCGTGCACCAGGCCGGCATTGCTCTTTTCTAGCTTGACATTTTCCACCTGCAACGTGTTTGCCGTTTGCACCGCTGCCAATCGTTCATCAGCCGCCATCTTCGCCTGAACATTCAACGTCTCAATCATATCACGGGCAGAGTCAGTGATAAGGTCCGCAATCGCCGCTTGATTGTGCTTCGATTCGTCCTTGCGCTTCACTATTATCGCCCAGGCCGTTACAATACCTGATATGATAGTAACGAGCGTCAGGATGGGATTAAGATCTAGATTCATCGTTTCATCCTCAATCCCCGATAGCCAAAAATCGCCTGCCGTGCTGACCATCCTCGGGTATCGCCATAACGCTCAAGCAATGATGATCGCTGACCATCTATCGGGTCTATGATTTCCAAGTCATCGTCTAGCGCCTTAACGGCAAGAATGAAGTGCATATTGAAGCGATAGTTTTCAGGGCGATAATCCACTTTGAGAATAAGAGGCCCAGCGTCTCGAATCATCACCTTGATAACTTCCCATTTGGCCTTTGTGATGTACTCACCCTGGCGATTCCAATACGCATTTGCAGGCCATTCTAGCTGTCTGTAGGCGTTCGGTATCCTCTGTGGATAAGACAGCATTGCGCCATTGAAACAATTGGCATCACGCAACTTCTCTGCCGTTTCGAGCGGTGTGTCCGTGTATCCCGCGAATGAAGCCAGCATCGAAACGCACGTAACATAACAACCCGCTGTAGCGAACGTCAGTCCACCGGCATAGATTTGCCCAGCCCAACGCGGGTCATTTTGCGAATAGGCCGTTACAAGGGCAGTGCGTTCACCTTGCAAGGCTGCAAGAATACTCCCTATGTCATCAGCCCTAGAGATTAGCGCCTCACCAGTAGCGCGGATTGATACCGCAATGTCAAAGAGAGGCTTGAGCGTTTCACCGTCCATGCTATTTCTTGAACAGGTCAAGGAAATTCGCGCCGCCGCCCACAGCTATTGCAGTGAGCACTACCCCAACGTAAGAATTTGCAAACTGTTC